CATGATCGGGACCGCGCCGGTGATGCGGATGGCATTGTGAACATGGATCACATCATTGTCACGGTCCCACAGCAGAAGAACGGCGGCAAAGGGGTGATTGATCCCGAAGTCGATGCCCCATATCTTTGCCCAGTGAGGGGGAACGTGCTCGATGAAGGGTTCGACGACGTAACTCTCCGGGGTCTGGTAGACCACGCCGGATCCCTGCATCGGGATACCACGGGCCCGGGCCTCCCGCTGGTGGGGAAGATAGCCGGCGATCACCTTCTCCTTCTGCTCCGGCGTCATGTGCTCGGCATCGTCGATCGTCATCCCGAAGATCGCCCGGTCAGGCGACCGCTCTTCCGTGAACCGAAGCACCACCTTGCTGCGCCCCTTCAGCGGGGTGAAGGTGGAGAACAATATACCATCGGTCGCCGAGAACCGGGTCAGGAACTCGGCATAGATTTCCTCATCCGGCTCCTCGTCACACCATCCCCAGTCCAAAGTCTCCGACTGGAACTTCGACGGCCCCTGTTCGTAGCTCTTGAACGTGACAACACTGACACCATCATCGATACCGTCCGTCCGGTGCTGAACCTGGATCATGTCATACGCACCGGTGGCGGACCGCGACAGGGACGGCGAACCGATGATCCGCCCCTTCGGGATGAAGCCGGTGCCAAGCTCGGAGACCACACCAGGCGGACCACACAACTTCTTCTGTGGCCCGTCCCGTGTCAGCTGCCCGGTCTCGCCAGCCACCCACCCACGCGTAGGATGGGCAAACCGCTTCCCCGTCCACCACTCCGGGTAGTCCCCAGTCATGTGCAGGGCGGCCTCAAACGCGCCAATCTCGGTCTTGCCGACCTGATTGGCAGCCATCAGCAGCCGCTCGCGATAGATCGCCCCGGCAGCGCAGAACTCCAGCTGCTTCGGATAGGGTTTGAAGAACAGCAGCTTGTTATACGTCCGAAGTTCGACAGCCTTGCGTAACGTGCTGTGAAGTTCGGCCAGGCGTTGAATGTCACTCACCTGGCAAGCTCATAACACTTCCTCCAGCCCTTCTGTGGACATCGGAGTATCCTCAACCTTGATGCCGGCATTGCCGAGCAGCTTCACGGAGTCAAGCCCAAGCCGCTCAGCCATCTGCCTGATCTCCTTCACCATGTCGTTCTCGGACTGCTTGTGCTCGACCGTGACCTTCTGATTGAACTCCTCGGCCATGCCGACACGGTTCAACAGCATCGCCGCAGCACGCAACTTTGTGTCCGCCTTGCCCACCGGGTTCTCCATCACGTCCATGATGACCTTCACCGCAAGCATCTTCCCACCGGTCAGAACCTTGCGGGCCTCCTCGTCCACCGCTTCCTGGATCGCAGGATTGGCGCGCAACCGCGACGCCGTAACCTGGAGGGTCGCATCATTCCCGGTGTAGCCCGCCATCCGCGCCGCCTCGGCGAGATTGTTGGCGCAGGACGACACCATGGCAAGCACGAAACACCGCTGGCGCAAACGCAACGCCTTCATCTTGGGACCGAGACTGTCCTCCTTGCTGGCGATGGCCAGCGCATAGGGAAGGAACGGAGTGTCCGCCTGCTCCCTGGTGGCCACGGTGGCATCAGACCCCGGGATAGGGCCAGGTATCACAAGCGAGGTTCCTGTCTGCTCTTCGGCCATCTGAAATCCTATGGGGATAGCGTTTACCCCGCTAGGGGGATATCATTCTCCATGTTATGGGGTCCGCGCTCCAAGCTGTCAAGGCCAGCGGCATGCACGGCTGGAATGCTATGGGTATATCCGACCGAAAAGTTTTCCCGACTTTTCCGCGCTAAATCTGGCCCGATCGCGCCCGGAATGCTATGGACATATCAAACCGAAAAGTTTTCAGATTTTTCCCCGCGTGAAAATCGGCCTAAGCCCATAATCTAAGGGTGCCGACCGGGAGGCCCGGCACCCCCCACCCCGGTCTAAAGTATACTACCCGCACGCGCGCGCAGGTAGTTAACCTATGCGCGCGCGGTATATCTGGCGTGCGTATGCGCGCGTGTGCGCGCAGGTAGTAAACCTATGCGCGCGCGGCATATCTGGCGTGCTGCGCGAGCGCAGGCACACGCACGCATGCACGCACGCGGGCACACGCACACGCACGCATGCACGCACACGCACGCGGGCACACGCACACGCACGCATGCACACGTGAAGGCCGGGCCATGCACCGAGCGCATATTAGATATGCACAATTGTTTATATACACCGTTTCCCTGCCGGCCTAGGGTGCCAGCCGTCAACAACCTCAACCCTTGGAGACATTCCATGCAGCAGCATCAGCCCTTGTATCAGGTCATTGCTCGCACCCTTAAAGCGCTCGAGCGCTGCCAGAGCGCCGGGGCTAATTCCTCACAGAAGGAATGGGCGGAGAAATGGCGGGATAGGCTCGCCAATTGCGCGGCCTACCTGCCCTGTGGCAGTGGGTTTGACGTGGAGCCGCAGTTATCCGAAACGCTGAACAGAAACGGGGCGTTCCAGATACACGGCGCGTATCACTCGATGAGTGAGAACGGATACTATGAGGGAGACTTGCGCGGCTTCACACTCACAGTGAGGCCAAGCATGATTGACGGCTTTGAGCTAACTTGCTCACTCCGAGGCGAATTGGGAGACTTTGTTTGTGAAACGTATGAGACTGCCCTGCGCGAGCAGGTCAGCCCTGCCGATATCGGATAGCAGGCAGGCTTGCCGCTGGCCAGCGTTCGTTACGCTGGCCAATGGTAAACCTACCCTCAACCCCAACCTCGCGGGAGAACCTACCATGACGAAACAACCCCTGTATCAGGCTATCTTCGAAGCGCTTGCGGCAGTAGCAAACTGCAAGCGCGCGGAAGCGAACGCATCACAGAAGGAATGGCTCACAGTCTGGCGGCACCGGCTCAACACGTGCTCGGAATGCCTGCCCTATGGTGACGGCTTCGATTTAGAACCCTTGATTGAGACCAAACTCTCCCGAAGGGGAGCATTCCGGATTGTCGGGGCGTTCCACCCGACTGACCATACGGGATGCTATCGGCCTTGGAAGAGTTTCATCATTACCGTTCAGCCTGCCTCGGATAGCGGCTTCAAACTGACCTGCTCTCTCCGAGGGCACCTAAGGGACCGCGTCATGGAGACCTACGAATTGGCGCTTTGGAGCGAGCTAGACCCTGCCACAGCGGCAGGATAGGGCAGGCTTGCCGCTGGCCAGCGTTCGTTGCGCTGGCCAATGGTAAACCTACCACACAGGGGAGGGGAGAATGACGCAGCTTCTTCACGACTTCGAGAACGGGGCCGGCCCCGTTCCAGCTCACCGGCACCAGAACCCAGACGGAACCCGGGGGGGTTGGGTTGCCGATACCGCGCACGTCGCGGCCTCGGCCTACGTAGGCGCGGAGGCGGAGGTTTATGGCGCGGCCTACGTATGCGAACGCGCGCAGATACTGGACTGCGCGCATGTAGGCGGGGACGCACGGGTGCGCGATAGCGCGCGCGTCTCGGGGTATGCGCACGTATTCGGCGGCGCTGATATCCTCGGCTATGCCGTAATCAGCGGGAACGCCAAGATATACGACGTTGCGCGCGTATGCGGCCGCGCTTGGGTTACGGACTGCGCGCGGGTATCTGGCCTCTCCGTGGTAGCTGGTGACGCGATAGTCGCGGGGAATGCGCACGTATTTCACCGCGCGCGAGTCTATCATCACGCATACGTCACGGACAACGCTTGGGTTTACAGCGACGCGCGCCTAACGGATTGGGTGCGCGTGCGAGAGGAAGCGCAAGCGTGCGGAGACACGACTCTCCGGGGCGATACAGTCCTGCGCGGGCGCCAGATAGCGCAGGACTGAAGCGCGCGCTACGGCCGGCGCATACCGCGCCGGCCAATCCATGGGAGAATACCATGACTAATACTGACACTGAAACCTACGACTTCTCGGACGGGGCCGGCCCGGTTCCAGCCCATCAGCACCAGAACCCCGACGGATCCGTCGGGGGATGGGTGGCGGAAACCGCGCACGTCGCGCCTACAGCGTTTGTCGGCCCGTACGCGTGCGTGTTTAGCCGCGCCCTCGTATCCGGCCGGGCGCAGATACTGGACTGCGCGCACGTGTCCGGCAATGCCACAGTGGACGGCGACGCGCGGATACGCGGCACTGCCAGCGTATGCGGCCGCGCGTGGGTCGGCGGCACGGCTGACGTATCCGGCCGCGCTCTCGTGTGCCGCAACGCGAGCGTCCTTAGCCGCGCGCGGGTATTCGGTGACGCGTTCATCTATGGCCGGGCTACCGTATGCGGCGACGCGTGGGTTTACGACGGGGCCGCAGTGTGCGGTAACGCGCAGGTACACGGCCGCGCCAGCGTGTACGGTTGGGCGATCATCAATGGCGACGCAGAGGTAGGCGACAACGCGGTGGTGTGCGGCGACACTGTGCTATCCGGATCGCCCGGCCGCGAGGAAAGCTAGGCAGGCTTGCCGCTGGCCAGCGTTCATTGCGCTGGCCAGTGGTAAACCTACCACGCAGGGGAGGGGAGAATGACTGACACTGACACTCAAGACTTGTTTGATAGAACCGAGCCAATTCTGGCGCAGCAGATCGCCGCCCGGATCGAGCGCTATTGCCCGGAGGGCGAGGCGATCAAGGCAGCCAATGACGCACTCACGAACGAGTTTCTGCCCGGGCTGACCATTCGGGAATGGCTCGCCGCAGCATGTCGCCGCCTTGGCATCGACCCGGCAGAGTGCGACGATAACGACTAACGCTAAGGCCAGCGCATACCGCGCCGGCCAATCCATGGGAGAACAAAATGACTGTCCTGTTTCATGACTTCTGCGACGGTTGCGGCCCGGTTCCGGCTCACCGGCACGTCAACCCGGACGGATCGGCCGGGGGATGGGTCGCCGATACCGCGCACGTAGCGGATACCGCATACGTAGGCGCGGAAGCGGAGGTTTACGGCGCGGCTTTCGTGTTTGAGCACGCGATGATCTATGGCCAAGCGAAGATATACGGCGGCGCTGTAGTGTGCGATAGCGCGCGCGTGTCCGACTCCGCGCGCGTGTATGACGGGGCGACGGTAAGTGGCCAAGCGCACATCCGCGCGAACGCTAGAGTCTATGGCGCCGCCGAGGTAGTGGAAGAGGCGTGGATCACTGATCGCGCGCGGGTATTTGACCGCGCGGCAGTGTGCGATCACGCTCTGGTGGGGGGAAACGCGCAGGTCTATGGTCAGGCGTGCCTTTACCACCACGCGCGCGCGCTTGGGAACGCGCGGGTCTATGGCCAAGCGCGCCTAACAGATTGGGCGCAGGTAGCCGAAGAAGCGCAGGCATGCGGGCGGACGCCACTCTGCGGGGATACAATCCTGCGCGGGCGGCAGATCGCGAACGACTGACACTAAGGCAGGCGCGGTGTACGCCGGCCAATCCATTGGAGGGGAGAATGACAACCTTTGACTTTCAGGACGGCAAGGGAGCCGTTCCGGCCTACCGGCACCGGAACCCGGACGGGTCAACCGGTGGATGGGTGGCCAATACCGCCCGGGTGTCTCCGTCCGCCTACGTAGGACCGCAGGCTGCCGTCCACGGCACCGCCTGGGTTACGGGTGACGCACGCGTCACCGGCCACGCGCGGATATTCGGCGACTCCTGGGTGTTCGGCGACGCGCGGGTGTCCGGCAGCGTGCACGTGTTCGGCGACGCGCACGTGTCCGGCAACGCGCGCATAGCAGGAAACTCCTGGGTGTTCGGCGACGCGCACGTGTCCGGCAACGCGCGCGTGTCAGACTATGCCCGCGTGTTCGGCGACGCGCAGATCGTCGACCGGGCGCGGGTGTCCGGCAACGCGCGGATATATGGCCACGCTCTGCTGTGCAACAAGGCGCGGGTGTCGGGCTACGCGCAAGCGCTCGGCTACGCCTGGGTGTGCAACAACGCGCGCGTTACCGGCCGATCCGTGGTGTGCGGGGGGCGAAATGGCTGACACTTACGACTTTGCCGACGGGGCCGGACCTGTTCCGGCTCACCGGCACACTAACCCGGACGGGTCGGCCGGGGGATGGGTGGCGGAGACCGCGCGAGTGGCGGATACCGCATTCGTCGGCCCGCAAGCCCGCGTGTTTGGCCATGCCCGCGTGCTCGACCGGGCGCGCGTATACGACAACGCGCGGATATACGGCCGCGCGAGGGTATTCGGTTCCGCGCAAGTATTCAGCCGCGCGGAGATATACGACAGCGCTTGCGTCTATGAGCAAGCGCGCATTCTCGGCAGCGCGCACGTGTTCGGCGGAACGTCTGTTTGCGGCAGCGCTCGCGTATACGACGACGCACAGGCAAGGGGGGCGAAATGACACAGCTTCACAATTTCCTCGACGATAACGGACCCGTGCCAGCGGCGCGGCACGTCAACCCGGACGGATCAGCCGGTGGATGGGTCGCCGATACCGCATGGGTGGCACCCGCGGCCTACGTCGGGCCGGCGGCGGCTGTATACGGCAGCGCTCGCGTCTCCGGCCAGGCGCAGGTGTATGACAACGCTCGCGTGTTTGACAGCGCGCACGTGTTCGGCGCCGCGCAGGTGTCAGACAACGCGCGAGTGTTCGGCAGCGCCAGCGTTTTTGATACCTCGCAAGTCTCTGGTGACGCGCGCGTATACGGAAGCGCGCAGGTATACGACAACGCGCGGGTATCCGGCGACGCGCAGGTATTTGGCAGCGCCAGAATATTCAACGATGCGCGGGTGTATGGAAACTCTCGCGTGTTCGGCAGCGCATGCATTTTTGATACCGCGCAGGTATTCGGGGACGCGCGGGTGCTCGGCAGCGCCATGATATCCCGGGATAACTGGATATTCAATAACGCATGGGTGTTTGACGATGACAACCTCTAGGGTGCCATGGTCTGTTTCGGCAGGGAGGGCAGAATGATCAGCTCGCATGACTTTCTCGACGGCAGCGGGCGCGTGCCGGCCGCGCAACACGTCAACCCGGACGGGTCGACCGGTGGATGGGTGGCTGATACCGCATACGCGGCCCCTTCCGTCTATCTCGGCCCGCAGGCCACGGTATACGACAACGCGCGGGTGATCGGGCACGCGGTGATAGGTGGCAGCGCTCGCGTATACGAAGACGCGCAGGTGTCAGGCTATGCGCAAGTGCTCGGCAGCGCGCACATACGCGGGGCCGCACGCGTGTTTGGCGCCGCGCAGGTGTTCGGCTCGGCGCGCGTGCGCGGCCGTGCGTGGATATTCGGCCGTGCCTGGGTGTTCAACAGCGCGCAGGTGTCCGATGGCGCACAGGTATCAGACGATGCGCACGTGTTCGGGAATGCGCGCGTGTCTGGCGGCTCGCAGGTATACGACACCGCGCGGGTATTCGGCAGTGCCTGGGTGCTCGACCAGGCGCAGATATACGGCGACGCTCGCGTGTTCGGCAGTGCATGCGTGCTCGACCAGGCGCAGATATACGGCGACGCGCAGGTGCTCGGCAGCGCGCAGGTGTGCGACTGCGCCCGCGTGTTCGGGGATGCGCTGGTATATGGAAACTCTACGATATACGGCGACGCTCGCGTGTGCGATGACACGCCGACATGGAGGGCGGGATGACAACCTTTGACTTTCAGGACGGGGCCGGCCCGGTCCCGGCGCACCGGCACCGGAACCCGGACGGGTCAACCGGTGGATGGGTAGCTAAAACCGCGCGGGTGGTGCCCTCGGCCTACGTCGGGCCGGATGCCTGCGTGTTTGGCAATGCCTGGGTCTATGGCAGCGCGCAGATACGCGACCGCGCCCGCGTGTTCGGCGACGCCGCAGTGTATGGAAGCGCGCGGGTATCGGACGACGCGCAGGTATACGACCGGGCGAGGGTGTTCGGCGATGCCTGGGTGTTTGACGACGCGCACGTGTTCGGCGGCGCCCGTGTATTCGGCAGGGCTTGGGTATACGGCCGCGCGCGGGTGTTCGGCGACGCACAGGTGTTTGACGATGCACAGGTGCTAAGCGACGCCTGGGTTCTCGGCAGTGCGTGCATGCTCGGCAGCGCGCGGATAGCCGGAAAGGCGCGGCTGCTCGGATGCGCCCGCGTATCCGGCGGCGCATGGGCGCGGGATGACTAACGGCTAGGCCAGCGGGTATTACAACAGGAGGGGATACCGTGGACGAGCAGACCTTTGACTTTCAGGACGGCGAGGGACCCGTGCCAGCCCACAGGCACATCAACCCGGAAGGATCAACCGGGGGGTGGGTGGCAGAGACCGCATGGGTGGCGGACACCGCCTATGTCGGGCCGGATGCCTGCGTGTTTGGCAACGCGCAGGTGTTCGAGGACGCGGTGATAGGCGGCCGCGCGCGTGTGTCCGGCTACGCGCACGTGTTCGAAGCCGCGCAAGTGTTCGGCAACGCGCGGGTGTTCGGGTGGGGTTGCGTATACGGCGACGGCTGGGTTTACGGCGACGCGCGTGTGTTTGACAGCGGGCACGTATACGGCAACGCCTGGGTATACGGCGACGCCTGGGTGTTCGGATTGGCGAGCGTATACGGCAACGCTCGCGTGTCCGACAACGCGCGGATATCCGGGGAGGAAAAGGTATGGTATGGCCACCGCCGGACCTGACCCCGAACGATGACAGCAACCTGTAACCTTTGGAGAACCCGACCATGACCACCCCATACGACCAGCACCGCGAGGCCTTCCGCGCTGTTTCCGCCCATGTTGTCCTACGGAATGGCCAGTGTGTTGCTCGCGTGCTGTTCAAGCATCCCAAGGATGGCGCCGGCAAAACCTGGTGCTACCTGCACCTGTTCGGCTCGGACATGACCCGCGGCAGCGCCGGCGGGGGAGGATACGACAAGCGAACCGCTTCCTGCGTCGACGCGGCGCTGCGTGTCGTTCCGCCTTCCGGCCCGGACTGTGAGGAGCAGAGACTGCGCGTCACTGACCTGGCCGGCGCGATCAAGGGAGACGGACCCGGCGGCCGTGTCGGGGACTGGTCCGAACGGCTGACAGACGCCGGATACGCCGTCATCCGGGCTATCTAGAGCTAGGCCAGGTGGGGGGAAATGTGTCCACCGGAACACACCATGACAGCAATCGCTTCCCATACCTGGCCAAGCCCTTGAAATCTGCTTTCCGACGCCTTACCTACCGGGAACAAGAAAGAGCCGCCGCACCTCCCAATATGGTGAGACCGAGTTTGGAAGGTCGGCGTGCAAGCCACCTTCCAAACTCGCCTCACCATCAAGAGGTAGGCGGCGGTCTTTCTAATTCCCGGTAGGTAACTTTTCGGCTAATTTGGTGGGGACCCCCCTCCCATGTCCGCCGACCCGCGAGATAGGACAGGGTTGCTGACCTAATATCTGCCTGTTTCCGCTGGATAGGACAGGGTTGCTGACCTAATACAGGACAGAGACACTGGCCTATCTCCCCGTTCCGCGTGCAACATGTTCCCGCCCCCTTGCGCGCAGCGTCGGGTCTCACAGATGGGGGCGGGCAATTCTGCCTGTAACTGGAGGGGATAAAGTGTCAGTATCAGTGCCGACGTATCCCGAGGAACTGCGAGAATTGGCGGCTACGATCCGCCAGACGCTGGCCAATCTCGGTGCATCTGCAATGACCACGACGGACCTTGGCGCCGCGTTGCTGGACATGACCACGTCCAGGATGAAAGCCGACGCGCGCCGCGATCCCAAGTTTGCGGCCAGGACGAAACATTTATTCGCGCAATTGATGCGGCTGGCGCCCGACATGCCGGACTGCGCGGTTCGCGGGGCGCAGTGCAACGGACCGTTCGGGATGCGCCGGCCGTGGCTGTGGTCCGCGCCTGTTTCCCGGCCCGGCCCGGCTACCGTTGCCGAATGGGCGCAGCGCTGGTCAATTGTCGCTCCCCCGGAAGCGTGGTCTGACCTGGAGCGCATAATCGACGCCGCCGTGCCCCGGCAGGGCGGCTAGTATCGGTTTCGTGCCTAGCTGGTCTTCGAGGGTGGCGGGTAATATCCGGCCACCCCGCCCTGGCCTGACCTGCGATAGACGAGTTTGCCGCCCACCAGTGCCGCGCCCAATGCGGTGCGGATTTCGCGGGCAGAGGGGCGCCAGCCTGCGGCTCTCTCGACTTCGTCGATGATGAACGTCTGGATCGTCCCGGTTTTCTGGATCGCAACATCATGTTCGGCCGCCCATATCGCGACCTTGGCAACCGCGTCCTCGAGCAGCGTTGTTTCCTGCTCTGCCAGCGGTATCATCACCCCGTTCTGCCAGTGCAGGGTTACAGGCTGGCCTCGCTTGGCGTAGGATCGTTTGTCGACGGACAGTGTGACGGTATCCTGGCTGCCCTCGACCGGCTTCAGGCCGAGCCTGGCACGGGGTGCGCTGTCCCAGGCTGTGCTATTGCCGCTGTCTCCGCGCTGCACTCCGGCCCGTGTCGGGTGGTAAAGCGGCAGCAGCGTGCAGTTTGCCACAGTGCAGAGGCGGTCAAGTATCTGGAAGACAGCATTGACCATGTCTTCGTTCAACCGCACCCCGTCCGAGAAGCGGAGAATGTTGTAGGAGCTGTCCGCGACAATGAAGGTGTGTGTCTTTCGTTTGGAAAGCCACTCGCCGAGTTCTTCCCAGAACGGTTGCACCAGCACGTTATCGTCCGTCACCTTCAGCAGCGGTTCGCCGATGCGCGCCTTCATGTCCCACAGGTGCGCGTGTTCCGCCAGTGCTTCGCGGTTCAGCTTCAGTCCGTCGACGATCCGGCGGGCGCGGGCGCGAACGTGCTGTTCCACGTCCTCGTAGGACAGGGACAGGAAGCCGCACTGTTCCGTCGGACGACCCCACACAGTGGAGCCGCTGGCCACACAGAGACCCCATTGCAGCGCCAGCGTCGATTTGTAGCTCCCGGCCGGGCCGGACAGCAGGGTTGTGATGCCGCGCTCAATCCAGCCGCTGATCAATTCCCGCACCGGTTCGTCCGGTTGCGCCAGCACATCGGCGAAGGATTTCGGGCCGGGTCTGGCCTCGGCCGTGGTCGGTTCGGTTACCAGTTTGGGCAGGGTGAACGTCTGCTCGGCGGGTGCGCTGGCATAGAGGTTGGCGCCATTCTCCGCGTAGCGGTAGGCGTTCCCGATCTTGTCCCGCAGCCATTCCTCATCGAATGCCGGCTGAAACTCGGTCAGCAGGTCAAGTGCCGTATCGGGAGACAGTCCTCCCTCGCGCAGTCGGCAGGCGATCGTATAGGCGCGTGCGTCACTGTTCTCCCCCTCGACGAGGGGCGGCTGCTGTGCCAGCCACGACCGCATGCGCAGCACGTCGCCGGGGTCATCCGGGGTGGCCTCGGTCTGGGCCGCTTCCAGTGCCCGGGAGCGTCCTTCGGCGATTTTCGCCGCGACCCAGGCCGGCACCGGTTCGATGTCCCCGCCCATCTCTTCATAGACGCCGTCACCGACGCGGCTTGGCGGCATCAGGACGTAGGAACCCGCGCCGCGTGTGTCCACGTGCGGGGCGAGACCCTTGCGCGACGAGCCGACGGTCGGCGGGAGCGACCCCAGGAAATACAGATGTTTGCCGCCGCGCGGGGTTCGCACGGTATAGGTGGATGGCGGCACCTGGCCATGCTCGGCTACCAGTGCCTCCCAGTTTGCTTCCCCGTCCGGCGGGTCAAGGTCGATGACGCAGACGCCGGCCAGTTCCGGGACCATGCCGATGTTCGCGTCCGGGGTGGCGTTCCACCAGGCTTCGACCGTTGCGGCGTCCGTCGTTGCCTCGTGGTGTCCGCGGCTACAGAGGGGAGCCTTCCCCCCGGGAACGCACGGGAAAATGCTCCAGCCCGCCGCGGCCAGATCGCACGCAGCTTTTTTGTTTGACGACGTTGACAAGGCGGCCCCTCACATCCAGATATCGCCTAGGTGGGCGACGGGCGCCCGCGATGCAAGGCGGTCCCGTGAGTATTTTTCTCCGCGATGACGACTCTCCCGTGCGATGGCCTCGCGCAAGCATACCTTGCCGCAGGTTCGCGCTGGTGGAAGTCGTGGCAAGAACCTGGAGCGTGCCGGATGCTACTGGATTACAACCCTGCCACCCAGTTATTTATCTTGCGTGTTCCGAGGGGCGAGGTTGACATATCCATGCTTATGACCGGGGAGGGGTGGAACTTCTCGACGTCTGCCAGCACGGCGGACGAGGCGACCCTGTTCACGGATGAGGCATATGCTGCTGCCAGTTACTTTGACCGGGGGACGCCGGCGGCGCGGGAGATGCTTGCCGGCATTGTTGCGCAGGTGGAGGCGTCGCGTGCGCCGGATGTGCCGTCCCATTTCTCGTGTCCGCCTGGGCGGGAGTTGTGGCCATTCCAGCGTGCGTCGCTGGCCTATGCTTTGGAGCGCCAGCATTGTCTGGTGGCGGACGAGCCGGGTCTGGGGAAGACGATGACGGCGATCTGTTACGCCAATGAGCGGCGGGCAAAGCGCACTCTGATCATTTGTCCGGCGAACATTCGCCTTCAGTGGGCGGCGAAGATATATGAGTGGTCAACGATGCCCTGGGGGTATCATGTCCACGTGATCCTGGATGGTCGGCATGGTGTGCATCCGACTGCCGCCTACACTGTGGTCAGCTATGACCTGGCCAGGACGCCGGCCATCGGAAGGTCTTTGGCGAAGCAGAACTTTGACGTCATCATTCTGGATGAGGCGCACTACGTCAAGACGAATGACAGCAAGCGGACCCGTGCGATATTCGGCGGGGGCGAGCATCCCGACTTTCCCCCGTTGTTCGAGCGAACGCGACACGTGCTGGCCTTGACCGGGACTCCGCTCCCGAACCGGCCGCGCGAGGCGTATACGCTGGCCAGGCATCTGTGTTGGGAGGCAATCGACTGGGCCAGTGAGGAGAAGTTTCGCGAGAGATACAATCCCTCTTTGAGGCGTGAGGGCAGGCGTGCGAACGGGACCAGTTATCTGTTCATCGACGAGCGCACGGGTCGGCACGGGGAACTTCAGAACCGGTTGCGCGGGAACTTCATGGCGCGGCATCTGAAGCGTGATGTGTTGCCGCAGTTGAAGTTGCCTGTCTTCGACCTGATCCGTGTTGAGGAAACAAAAGCCGTCAAGCAGGCGTTGCGTGCGGAGAGCATGTTGGACATTGACCCCGAGCAGTTGGAAGGTGCCGATGCCACCATTCTTGGCCACATTGCTTCGGTGCGTCGGACCATGGGCATCGCGATGGCGCCGCAGGTGGCGGAATATGTTTCGATGTTGCTGGATGGTGGAGAGACCAAGCTGGTGGTCTTCGCCTGGCACATCGAGGTGCTGGATATTCTGGAAACCGCCCTGGCCAAAGCCCGGCCGATCCGTATTGACGGCAGTGTCACCGGTGCCCGGCGGCACCGGCTGATCGGTGCGTTCATCGAGGACCCTGCGCACCAGGTCCTGCTGGGGAACATGCAATCCATGGGCACCGGCACGGACGGTTTGCAGACGGTAAGCACCCATGCCTTGATCGCCGAGCCGTCGTGGACGCCTGGCGAGAACCAGCAGGCGGTGGACCGGCTGGATCGTGGTGGCCAGACGGGAAGGGTGCAGGCAGATTTTTTTGTTGCGCCTGGAAGTTTGAGCGAAAGAGTGCTTGCATCCGCGCTGCGCAAGCACCACACTCTGCACCAGGTGCTGGATCGGAGGGGAGACAGTGTTGCAGCCTGAGACGATAGACCCGACCGGCAGTTCGCCGGATGAACTCGCCCGTGTGCTCAAGCGACGATGGGCCAGGCGCATCCACGTCCTTCGGGCGCAGATGGCCGCGGATACCGCCCTGGCCGCAGTGATGTCGCCGTCGGTCCGGGTGCGGATGTTGAATGAGATGAGCAAGTGCGCCGCTTGTCTCGTGTTGAAATCGTCACCATGGAAGCAGGGAACGCAGAAATGACACCGCCGTTTATCAGTGGGGGCACGGTTGAGTATTCCGAGCGCCGCCGCATGGGCGACTTCGAGCATCGTGAGGTCAAGGTTGTCCTGTCCTTCTCGACTGGCGAGGGGGATCACCGGGACATTCTCCGGCAAGCCGCCACTGCCGCGCAGACGACGTGCATCGAGTTGCACAGGCAGGCTGTTCCGGTCAAAACCACCACCATGGGGCGGCCGCCTGGGACAAAGAACAAGATGCCTGCTGTCCCCCATCTTGACATGGCCACAGTGCGGGCGCAGTTGGCTGATGATGCCGACGATGTTCCCGCTGAAGAGCTGGCCCCCCGGCAGGAAGCCGTGAAGGAAGCTGTGAAGGAAGTTCCCACGGCCGGGGACGGAATTGTCGATGATGTGAACGAGGCGAAGCTCCCTGATATCACCGACAAGGAACTTCAGGAAGCCACGGCCCGCCACAATCAGAAGCTGGTGACGGCCGGGGTGGTGGACGGCACGAAGCGGATCAAGGAACTCATCTATATGTTCGTCGGTGGTCCGCCGAAGCGAACCGGGGATATTCCGCAGTCCCGCCGGCGTGAGTTCCTGGCGAAGCTGGAAGGGATCAAGTGATGCCACGAGGCGTCTATGATCGGGAGAAGGTTTCCCGCCGTGCGAAGGACAAGCCTTCGCCCCCGCCTTCGCCCCCGCCTTCGTCGCCGTCGCGCCGCTGGAAGCTTGCCGCCCAGGGCACGAGCGCATTCTATAACGACGCGCGGCTGGCCTTGCTCACCGCTGGATGGGAGCCGTTTGCCGTGGATCAAGGCGTAATGTTTTTCCGCAAGGAGGTATGAGACCGTGGGAGAGGTTGCACATTCCAGTCTTGGCGCGTCTGGCGCAGAGCGCTGGATGGCTTGCCCCGGATCGGTGCGGATGCTGCGGGCACTGAAGATGCCTGAGGCCGACGAACCGGACTTCCGGGTGGACGGCACGACCGCGCACGCCGGTGCCGCGCGCTGCCTGGAGAATGATCAGGATGCGTGGGAGATGGTGGGCGAAGTCTTTGACGGTCATGTGTTCACGGACGAGATGGCTGTGGCGGTTCAGGTATACCTGGATGAGTGCCGCAAGTATATGACCAGTTCCTCGCATACGTGGATTGAATACCGGTTCTTCGAACCTCTGGTGCATCCCGAGTTCTTCGGCACGGTTGACTTCGCAGCGCTGGATGGGGACGTGCTGACGATCATCGATTACAAGCATGGCGCCGGCATCCCGGTTGATGTTGAGGGGAACCCGCAGACCCGCTATTACGCATACGGTATGATGCTGCACCCGGATGCGGACAAGGTCGCGACGGTCTCCCGGGTGATTGTGCAGCCGCGCGTTCCGTGGCATCCGGACGGCACGATCCGCAGGGAGACAGAGCCTGCGCAGGATATCCGGGACTGGGCCAGGGACGTGTTGGTCCCTGCCATGTTGGCGACGGAGAAGGACGCCAGCCTTGACCCTGGCAAGCACTGCCGGTTCTGCCCGGCAAAGCTGGTGTGTCCCGCGTTGACGGCGGCGTATCGCTCGGTCGCGGTGTCTAACGCCAAGGCGGTGGCCAACAGATCTGACGCTGGCCTTGACCTGGATTACGGAGTCCTGTCCGCGGTCAAGTTCTACATCAAGGCGCTGGAAACCGAGGTCCTGACCCGTGCCCTGCGCGGTGGCCATTTCGAGAGCGCCAAGCTGGTGCAGCAGCGTGCCGACCGGGTATGGAAGCCTGGCGCCGAGGAGCGGATGAAGGAGGAGTTTGGCGACAAGATCTATTCCGAGCCTGTGTTCCTGACTCCCGCCAGGGTGGAGAAGCTTGGAGCATCGGCGCAGGCGCTGGTGCGGGAATGGGCCTACACTCCCGACCGCGGTTTCACATTGGCCCCGCGCACAGACAAGCGCGCCGAGGTTACGGTGCAACCGGGATCGGAGGTTTTCTCCAAGGCTCTCGCCGACCTGGAGAAGGACAAATGAGGCGCATCTGGAAAGGATCTGTGCCGTGACTGTGGCCTCAACATGCAAACGTCGGCGCCGCCAGGCGAAGCTGGATGCCCGCTACGGCGCGCGACCGGTTGCCATATCAAAGAAGATCAGCGGCCGGGCCAGGCTTCTGGCGATGCGCGAAAAATCTGCACGCCAAGCCTTGAAGTCCGACGAATAGGGTATATCTCTACGCATGCACGTAGCATCCCGCTACAGCACAAGGAACGCCAGTATGTCAGATGCCAAAGTCAGGATCGGCCAGTTCACGTTCAATGAGCCATTGGTCGCGTTCAATGTCAATTTGCTGGAAGCGCGCGCCTTCCGGGATGAACGGGGCAAGGTGAAGGGCGAGCCGAAGTATGGCTTGTCGGTTCTCATTGATCCGGACAGCGCGGAGTTGAAGGCGGCTAACTCGGTCGTCGCCGCGGTTGCCCGCGCTGCTTTCCCGGGTGTCCCCCTGTCCAAAATCCAATCTCCCTTCAAGTCCGGGAGCAAGCAGAACGAACGCCGCAAGGCCAAGGACAAGGCTCCCCTGGAATATCAGGAGGGTAAGGTCATCCTGACCGCCCGTTCCAACACGCAGCCTCGGTTGAGCGGGTGGGACGGCAAGTCGGTGGTGGACTTCCTTTCCGAGGACGCGATCCGCGCTCACTCCAAACTCTTCTACAGCGGCGTCCACGTTCTGATCCAGGTCAATTTTGTGGCCTACGGCAGCGCCGCGGACGTGGACGAGACTGGCCCGGACGCCAGCCGGCCGGGTGTCACCTGCTATATCAACCACGTCTTCTCGACGGGGCGCGGCGAGAGACTCGGCGGTGGTGCTTCGGCAGCCGAAGTGTTCCGAAACTACGTCGGGCACGCCGTGGATACGGACCCTACTGCCGGCTCCCCGCTTGGTGACGACGACGTCCCGTTCTGATTTTCTGCCGATCAATACGGGCCAAGGGAACCCCGCCGGCTGTAATATAGCAGCCGGTCGGGAACCCGTGCAGGAAAACTCCCTTGAAGATCACGCTCGATTTTGAGACGGCCAGCGCGGTTGACCTCTCCCAGGCGGGTGCTGCGCGCTACTGGGAGGACCCCACCACTGAAATCCTTTGTCTGTGTTGGTCGCTCGACAACGGGCCGATCAACACTTGGCTGCCCGGCGATGACCCCCTGGCCTTGGCGCAGTATGCCGCCGATCCGCAGGTGATGTTCGAAGCGCACAATGCCGGGTTCGAGATCGCCGGCTGGCGTTCGCAGATGGTCCCTCTCTACGGCTTCCCGGATGTTCCGAATGAGCGGTGGGAGGACACAATGGCTGTGTGCGCCTACAAGGCCATCCCGCTGAAGCTGGAGGACAGCCTGAAGGTTCTGTCCGTTCCGGTCATGAAGGACCTGGCCGGCTCGCGGTTCACGCAGGCGTTATCCCGGCCGGACAGACGGTCCGGATTGTTTGATCGTTCCGCCGCCTCGATTGCCCGCGTGGTCGAATACTGCCGGCAGGATGTGTTGGTGGAGCAGAAGCTGAGCCAGGCTATCGGGAAGCTTAGCCCGGAGGAACGGAAGGTATGGCTGCTTGACTTGAAGATCAATCAGCGCGGCGTGGCGCTCGATTTGCCGTATATCCGTGCGGCGATCGCGATTGTCAACGAGTCAACCGCCAGGCTCACCGCCGAGTTCACGAAACTCACCGGTGGCCTGAACCCGACACAGCGGGACAAGGTTCTCGACTGGGTGAAGGGCGAAGGCGTGCAGCTGCCGAACCTGCAGAAGGAAACGCTGAAAGCGGTGCTCGGCAAGGCGCCGCTTCTGGAGGACGAGGACGAGGAAGAGGACGACCCGGACCCGGGAGACAGTGCGTTCCTGGCAGATGTAGGCCGCACGATGCCGGACCATGTGCGCCGGGCACTGGAGA